ATAGAAGAAGATCCCGACCTGTATTGTGGAGGGTTCGATTATTAACCTTTTAACCGATTAACGATGACAGACCGCCAAGAACTCGAACGCCTTATTGCAATGATAAAGCAAAGCCGTGAAGCTCAAAGAACATACTTCAAAAATAGAAAGAGCGCAGCGCCCAGCCATGTAAAGAATTTGCTCGATGATGCCCGGTTCAAAGAAAACGCTGTTGATAACCTTATTAATCAGCTGGAAAGAAAAGGTTATCAGGCAAACAAACATGAGGGGGTGAATGAGCAAACGAAAATGTTTGAGTAGCAAATGAGAAGATAATCCAATTCCCAACCAGTTAAAAATCCAGTTAATGGCCAAAGATCCTGCAGTGTTATTTTTTATTGATAAGTGGCTTGTAGCAACCAAAGGTATGAAGGCTGATTGCCGTGGGTGGTTCCTTAATTTAATCCTTCACCAATTTGATAAAGGCGAGTTGCCAAATGATATTGAAGAGCTGGCAAACTATGCAGATGTTCGAATAAGTGAGTTTGAAAGGTTTAAACAAGTGTTCGAACAAGTGCTTAAACATAAGTTTAAGCAAACAGAGAGCGGTGGGTTGGAAAACGGTATTGCAAAGGAGATTATGAAGGGCCGCGAGCAGTTCAAAGAGAAACGCGAAACCGCCGGCAAACTCAGTTATTTTTTAAAGTACGTAAGGGCGCACTTATGCAAAGATGAAAACATCATTCAGGCTATAAAACCGCTTATTGATCTATCAACTATAGATGTGAAAAAGCCTGAACAAATCGAACAGGTGTTCAAACAATTGCTTGAACAAGTGAAGGAACAAAAAAGTGAACTATTTATAAATGTAAATGCAATTGTAAATACAAATATTAATACAAATAAGGAAGGGGGTGTGGGGGAAACAAGGCCATTCGAGCCGGTAGGCATCATCCCGGAAATGTTGCGACAGTTCAGATTCTCAAACCCTCATTACCCAGCCCAACAAACCGTTGACTTCCCCGCCCTGCTAGGTATATCAACTCAAATACTTGACTGGCAGAAGCTACCAGGAGACATTACGGCGCCCAAAAACACGAAGGAGATAAAACTACGCTGGGGTGAGCTAGTGCCCTTTATTCGGGCTCACAATCACTTTAGCGGCTATTCGCTGACCCAGGTCAATAAACATTTTCAAAGCATTGTTCAATCCTTCAATTCAAATAAAAATGGAACCCATCCAAAAGCACCTGCAGGAAAACCCGTTATCCAAAATGTCACCGAAGGAGGCTTTGGCCAGCTATGAGCATATAGAACTTACTGAAGATGAATTGGCAGAAGCTATTCTTTGGCGCAAGCAGAAGAAAGACGCAGTTCTTAAAGAGCAGGAAAGGAAATTGCAGGAAGATAAGCGCCGGCAATTGCTATTCAAGTCGAATTGGCCATACGAGCAAACGAAGGGGTTTATGCTCTACCGGTCACAGAAGCTGTTTGCCGGGTTTGTTATTGATCCTGATAACTCACCAGTTTTTGAATTGCTTTGCTATTACTTCAGCTATGACCCTCAATTCGTGGCAGTAGCAACATCACTTGGTATAAAAAACGCTTCACTCGATAAAGGGATAATTCTCGCGGGCAACTGTGGTGTCGGGAAAACTTGGCTAATGACCCTGTTTTGTAAGAATCAACGCCAGGTGTACTTCATTCGTAATGCTAAAGACCTGGCTAACCAATTCGAAAAGAAAGGCCAGGAAAGTATTGACGAATACGTTGAATTATTCAGAACACCTTTTAACGACGCCGATTGCTTTTACCAGACCCATGCCGGCCTTTGCATCGATGATATGGGAACCGATGACATTAAGAACAACTACGGCAATAAAAAGTCTGTGATCGGTGACCTGATCGAAATGCGGTATGCAAAAAAGAACATGGGGCCAATGTTTCACGCCACCACTAACCTCACCAGTCAACAGCTAAACGATTATTACGGGGCCCGCGTGATTAGTCGATTAAGAGAAAAGTCCAACTTCATTGAGTTACCAGGTAAAGACAGGAGGCGATAATGAGAAGAAAACTATTCATTGGCATAGATCCGGGTGTAAATACGGGCTTTGCCATCTACGACCCGGCTGATAAGAGCCTGCAGCTATTCACATTTGCCATTCATGAAGCTTTCGCCAAAGTGACAGAATTAATGGGGGATAATCATCTTCAGGTTGTAATAGAGAACCCCAGCCTATGGACCTACTTTAAAGACACGAAAAAAGCAAAGGCTCGACTGCAGGGCGCGGGGTCGGTAAAGCGTGACTTTTCGGCCTGGACAGCTTTCCTAATCGATAATAAAATTCCATTTCGATCAGTGAGGCCCGATAAAACCAGAAACGCATATGCGGAAGCGGCCCTATTCGGAAAAATAACCGGTTATCAAAAAAGAAGTTCAGGCCACGCTCGCGTTGCCGCGATGTTAGTTTATAAAAAATAATTCACCTATGAGAGAGAAATTGAAGGCGCCGAAACAAACAATGGCCATGTTGATGTTACTGGCAGAGGATAAGGGAAGCAGGATAAAAGAAGAAAAAGAAAAGCGCGAAGTAAGAGAAGCGGTTTTGACCGGCATCCTGGCCGATGTAGCTGAAGCATTTGAGGTGCCCCTAAGTACCGTTGTAGCAGGTGACCAGCAAGAAATGACTGTATTTGTTCGCTCTATCTACTATTTCGTTGCGCGGATAAAAACGGATTATGGGATGATCCCTATTGTAAGAATAGCTGGAAGAAAAGATCACACCGGCCTTATACATCATCTAAAAAAGATTCGTGGTTACATAAAAACGCAGAATCATGAATTTATTTCCTTATGGAACCACTACCTAACCGTTTCCCAACTCTTCACCGAAAAAGACTTTTAAATGGACAGAACCATATGCCTCAGTAAACAATTGTCACGTAATCAGAAACTGGTCTATGCAACAATTTGTGAAAAGAAGCACATTAGGGCGGTCGGCCATATGATTAGAACCTGCCAAGTGCTTATGCAGTTCGGCCTAATAAAGGCTATGCCTAATTCACGCGAGCCGAACATGTTTGTCCTTAATGGCAAACCAATGGAAATTCCTGTTCACGGGAAGCTCCCGCTAAAGAAAGATGTAGTTCTTAAAGTAAAAGATAAGCCGGTAAAGCGCGGGGAGGGTTTTATTTGCGAGCTCCAACACAAGCCGATTAATTGGACTGAGACACGGCCGGCTGCCGTGTATGGCAATATGAGCCGCGAACAGCATGTAGCAAAATACCTGACAGGCAAGGTTGAAGATACCGTATTGCCGGTGAAATGTCTTTTTGATTTCCAAATGGCTTACATCGTTGCAAACTGGGAGCAGCAGCCCTCTAAAGAAATGGCCGAACACCTGAAGGTTGACGTGTTGTATGTGCGCATGTTCTGCCAGCTCAATGGTTTTGAGCCGCCTAAGAAAAAGAAGCTCGACACCTTCCACGCCATCCCCCATGAAAAGAAATTACGCATGAAGCGTGTAGGCTATAACGGACCTCAAAAAAAGACAGCATGAAAGTAATATCTCTTCTTCAGCCATGGGCATCGCTGGTTGTCATTGGATCGAAGCAAATTGAAACAAGGTCCTGGAATACAAAATACCGGGGACCTATACTTATCCACGCCAGTAAAAAATATAGCAAGGTGCAGATGAAGTTAGCCGTGGAATTTAATATGAAGCATGGCGCCGGCCTTGGCTTTTTTGAAGAACTCCCTACGGGTCAAATTATCGGCTCGGTAAATCTGGTAGAAACTTTTTCTACCGAAAGCGTATTCGCCGGGGCGGGCGGAATTGTATTTACCAAAAACTCCACGGTTGTAGTAGATAAGGAATTAAGGATGGTGAATATAACGAAAGCAGAAGAAGCCTTCGGCGATTATTCCCCTGCCCGGTATGGTTGGCTGTTATCGGACCCTGTTCTCTTTAAAACGGGCATTCCTGCAAAAGGTAGTCTGGGGATTTGGGAATATAACGGACCGCTATCTGAATAACTGGTAAAACTGATTTAAATGGAAGTCCTAAGCCTTAAAATAAAAATAGAAGGCCCTGAAGTGCTTGGTAGGGTGGATTTATCAAATATCGATTCATCCACAAAGCCCAAAGGATTGACAAAACGCCAAAGCGATAAGGCGATTGTGTTACGTGAAAGGCTTGATTCCGGATGGGGATGGTCTTTCAGGCAATTGGTAAAAAACTATAACCGATCGAAAGGTAAACCTGATTTACAAACTACATAAAAGCAATATCATGAAACTAAAAGACAAAACGAAAATTAAAGTTGCCTCCCTGCTCTATAACATTTATACAAAATGTATGATGGGTGTTCCCTTCTTATTATCCGATTTACTTTCTGAGTTAAAATTAACGGGGAATGCCGGACCTGTAATAAAACAATTTGATCTTTTTGAGCGTGTTGAAAAGGCGGAGGGCGGTTACTTGTGCAAGTGGGTAAAGCCCTCTCCAAATGAAAAGTTGTTCGAAGATGTTGCTAATGCAATACGAGAATATACAAGAGAAGCAACAAGGACAAAACAAAAATCTGAGGCTCCGATAAGCGAAAAGGCTTCGACAAATTCTGAAAATGGAAACGGGCAAATCAATTTCCCTGATCTGCCACCAAATATGCCAGGGCCCCTTCAGGCTGTTTGCAACCTAATTATGGACAGCATGAAACAGCAAAATACATATTTAAAGGCCATGGGGGTTGCCGTTGCAGACATGCAATTAAAGGTTGACAATTTGCACAGTCAGTTGAACAGTTAAAATCAGAACGCATAACCATACCCAGCGCTATATGTAACCTTTATTAACAATACCCATGACAGCCAATATATACGAACAACTATACCGCCATTTTCACCGCTACGACTACCGGCTTTCCAATTCATTCGTGTATGAGTGGGAAAGTGATTTCTTCGCGCAAAGTAGTTCAGGCTACTTCATTGAGGTGGAGGTAAAGGTTTCACGCGGGGATTTCTTCCGTGATTTTGCAAAACCGAAACACAGTCTATTCAGAGATATAAAGGCCGGTAAAAGCTTTCATATCACACATGAGCCGACAAGAGGTGGTGAAATTGGCACGGTAAAAACTGGCAAGTTGGTAACCGAATATGGAGATGTAAAGCCGTGGAATGCATTGGAGTATAATTGGCGCTCAGGTCGTAAAGACGGGAAATGGGGTTACTGGGTGAACGATTACGGACATAGTTATATAAAGTACCATGAACAACGATTATATGCCCCGGCTACGCGCATCGATATTCGACCGATCCAAGAAATAAAGTGTCCCAACCAACTGTACTACGCCTGCCCTGAAGGGCTTATAAAGCCTGAAGAGGTTCCTGATTACGCCGGCCTGATCTACATATCACATTATGCTAAAGTGATCAAAAAGGCTCCCTACATCCATAAGCGAAAGCAAAATATGGACAGCGTACTACTTAAAAAGTTCTACAACCTGTGGCAGTTTAAAACCACGTTGGCTGAAAAAGTAGCCACTGCCACCACCAACCCCGATTCAATAACCACTTAAATAGATAAGCAAAATGGACAAGAAAAAATTCTTTAAACTGACAAGTGACGCCCGCGACATCAGTGGCTGCATATTCCCTGACCTGTCCGGCGCCACAGCGTGGATTGAAAGCGAGTTGGAAGAACTTAACGAGGAAGATGGAGAAGCCAACTACACGATCACCATCGTGTGGATGACACAGGAAGAATTTGAGAACATGCCAGAATATGAACATTAGTCTTTAATCCGTGGCCTTTCTTAATTCTTTCACCTCATCAATAACAACAATGAATAAATTAAAACCGGGAACCAGCTATGACTTTAACGAAGCTGATTTGCAATTTGTATTAGAACTTGCCAAAGTAGGCCATGTTCACCTGCTTTCAAAACAAGTATCGCTCATCACCGAAAGGGGGTACGATAAAAGCGCCTCAATGAGTTTTACTGATATTATGAGCCAAGAGAAGTGCGACGGGCTGCGTTTGCCGCATAACTGGTGCATTGAATGGATTGGCAGCAGTAAGAAGGGGTTAACAATAACCTTCGGTGTTAAGAAGGTGCTTACTATTCTCCTGATCGCATTTCTCGCCTCCTGCGTTCCTGCCCGTAGCCCTTATGGTTGCCCAGGTCCTGTGACAAAAGCAGAAGGCGATACCATACACGAACAAATGCTGGTTACCATGAGGCCAATGGGCTTTGCTATCTCCCGGTTTGGCCTGGCCATAGTGCGCAACGACACCTGCCGGGCTCACTTGTATTGCGATGGCCGGGCAATTAAATCACCGGTTAAAGTATGGGATTGTGAAACTGAAAGAAAAAGGAGGACTAAGTAATGAGCGAACCTACTATTGAGCAGATGAATAAAACGATAGCGGTCTTTGATGGCTATAAAATTAGCAAATCTGGTAAAACCTACAGAAAGGACAATGAAAGTTCGCCTTATCGTGTACGAGATATTAAATACCATTCATCATGGGATTGGCTGATGCCGGTATGGAAGAAGGCAGGAAAAATCCTTTTTGATATTCGAGGCGATCTAACTGAAGATAAATACCTGTGTGTGCATAGAATCACGAAGGCATTTATTTATGCCTGTCAAACAGTTGATATTGAAAGCGCCCACACGTCGGTATATAATGCAATCCTAAACATTCAATGGTACAATAAACAGAAGGAGGCCAACAATGAAACGGGTAATTAAGTTCAGGGCATGGTGTAATAAGGATGGTACTATGCTGGATTGGCTTGTGCTGTGTCAGACAGCCTTTAATACCAACGATCGATACTCATTGCTTTACGATGTAATTGTCAATCGTAGGGATTATTACGAAGTAATGCAGTACACCGGTTTGTCCGACAAAAAGGGGAATGAGATATACGAGGGAGATATAATTGAACTCAACGGTAAATACCGATATAAGGTCGTTTTTGAAGATGCAAAGTTTGTTTGCTACCATGTTACTAAAGTGGAATGGGGCCGCTGGGGTGATTTAAAACGATTGACAGACCCCGACTTTAGCGAATACCATTATGAAGTGATCGGCAACATTTACCAGAATCAAAATGAAGCGCGACTACCTTAAACACCTTGGGTTCACATTATTAACAGCAAATAAATCAAGAATGGATAAAGACGAATTAAAACTAACTAAGATAACCGCTCATGTAGTGATTGCATCAACAGATGAAAGATCAAGCGGCATAACAGGGTACTACTCTACCTACACTGCTGCGGCCATAAACACGAAGGGCGTTGGCTGGTACGGATCGGACGGGGAAGTTGAAGCGCGGACAGTATTTACTGACGGCGACCATATTTACGAAGTAAAGCGCCTCGGCAAGTTTGCTGATATATGTGAAAAAGAACGGAGTGATATGTTAGCGCGCATTAAAGACAAACTAACCCCAGAAGAATGGGAATTTTACAATCAAAATTCGAATACCAATGACAGATCAATTTAAAGTTTTATGGGCAGAAGCAACCCTGCGACGAAAGCGCCGGGGAAAAGGAGGTTAAGCCAGAAGCTCAAAAGGACGGCAGGGCCATAGATTTTATGGATTATTAACCCTAACCATACACCTAAAGAGTAATAACCATGTATAGGAAAACACCTTTTGAAGATATGAATGCCTCCATCAAAAAAGTGGAACTCGAAGAACTGGCTAAGGGCAATGCGTACCCTGTTACCGTAGTAATGGACCGGTACGGCGGCACTTATTCAGGCGCCAAATGGCTGGCGTTTAACGTAGACCCTCAATATGTGCCTGAAGAGGTTGGCGGCAGCGATCCTGAGGAAAGTATATACTGGCTGGAGCACAAAGATTCAGAATTCCCGATAGGCAAAGGCTCAACACCTGATAACGCCATTCAAGATTTAATAAAGAAACTGAAGGCTTATTATGAAACCTGGTAGCCAAATCAACCCTAATTTATAACGAACACCCCCCGCAATAACTATGGAGACCTTAAATGTCAATGTTCCTGAAAGGCTAAAGAAAATCCGCGAGCAACGCAAACTTACCCAGGGGCAAGTAGCCCAGCGCTTGAGCATTAAAAGAGGCACCTATCAGGCATATGAAGAAAGCCGCGCATTGCCACCGCTTTCGGTGTTGCTTCGGCTGGCAGTTATTTACGACGTTCATTCCCTTGATCAGTTACTTGGGATAAAACCGATCGAGGTATCTGCCGGCGACGAACTTTTTCACGCCTACCAAGCAGCAAAACCAGCCAGTAGGCAAATAGTAGACATTGCACTAAATTATAATTGCTAAAAGATTTAGTATTTTTGAAGTATGGCCAAAGGCAAGAAACCCAAAAAGAAAGCCGCGAAGAAAAACGCTAACCCCCAATCCCGTAAAGGTGTTGGGGGTGCACCGTCTAAGTATGATCCCGTCTATGCTGAGCAAGTCACTAAACTGTGCAAACTGGGGGCCACGGATAAAGAGATTGCCGATTTCTTTGATGTTGAAGAGTCGACAATAAACAATTGGAAGAAAGCCCATCCCGAGTTTATGGAGTCCATAAAAAAAGGGAAGATAATTGCCGACGCTGAAGTTGCCCACTCGCTACATAAGCGGGCCATTGGTTACCAGTACGACGAGATCACATATGAAAAGATTGGTCCCGGTGAAGAGTTGACTGAAGTAGGAGAAAACGGCATGGAAACGGTTAAAAAGGAACTGTACAAAAAGAAGGTAGTCACTAAAGAAGTAGTACCAGATGTGGCAGCGCAGAACATATGGCTAAAGAACCGGCGCGGGAAGGTTGATAAGACAGCCCAGCGTTGGGCAGATAAGCATGAGCTTACCGGTGAAGGTGGCGGTCCAATCGAGCTGGAAGTAAAACCAGACCTGACCAAACTGTCAAAAGAAGAATTACGGCAATACCTTGCCCTAACCCAAAAAGTGACCCCTAATGATAACAGCCAGGGAAATTCAAAATGAACTGGCCCGGCGTGAGTGCCTTGAATCCTCCCTTTACTTTACCCGTTATATGTTTCGGAAAGTAAAGAATGAGAAGTTTTCTGTTAATGACCATCATCAGGTTATCTGTGATGTTTTAGACAAGGTTTTTGCGGGGGAATTAACCCGTGTCATCATAAATATTGCCCCGCGCTATACAAAGACAGAATTGGCTGTAAAGAGCTTTATGAAGAAGGGGCTGGCCCATAACTCAAAGGCTAAGTTCATTCACCTGTCATATTCCGATGACCTTGCACTGGATAATAGTGACGAGGTACGCGAGGCGGTTAAGCATGAAGCATACCAAGAATTATTCCCTCACGTAAAGGTTAAGAAATCCACCGACAGCAAAAAGAAGTGGTATACTGAAGATGGCGGAGGCGTTTACGCTACCAGTACCGCCGGCCAGGTAACCGGCTTTGGTGCTGGTAAGGTTGAGGGGTCGGACCAACTCGATGATGAAGAGGATCTGTTCTTAGAGGCAATTGATGAACTTGATCAGGCATGGGATGAAACAGATGTTGATGATGGCAGGTGGCAGGACCCGTATAAACGCTTTGCCGGGGCAATAGTAATTGATGACCCCATGAAGCCGGATGACGCAGAAAGCGAGCAGGTAAGGACTAAGATTAATAAACGGTTCGATACCACTATCCGTTCGCGTGTAAATAGCCGTAAAACGCCTATTATCATCATCATGCAGCGTCTGCACCCTGATGACCTGGCGGGATATGTTCAGAAGCTGGAGCCAGGCGTATGGAAGGTTATAAGCTTGCCGTCGATTAAAGAAGATGGTACGGCGCTATGGCCAGCAAAGCATACACTAGAGGAATTACGGGAGCTTAGGCGCATTGATAAAATTACATTTGAGCGCCAGCATATGCAGAATCCCAAACCACGGGAAGGGCTGCTGTATAAAGAGTTCAGGACATATGCCACATTGCCTGAATCTGCCGCTTTTGCCAAAATTCATATTGATGTTGCCGATACAGGAGACGATAACCTATGTGCCATTGCTTATAAAAAGATCAATGACCTGGCTTATGTGCTGGATGTGATACATACAAAGGAAAGGGCCGAACAAACAGAAGAGAATGCTGCCCGGATGGCCAACCAAAGGAATGCAGAACTAGCAAGGGTTGAATCAAACAACGGTGGGCGGTTCTTTGGCCGGAACATGGAAAAGTATTGCAGGGCCGCAAAGAACCACCACACCCGTTTCGAATACTATGCACAGCGCCAAAATAAAGAATCCCGCATCTTGAACAATGCCAGCCGGGTAAACAATTACTTTATCATGCCACAGGGCTGGGAAAGCCTATTCCCTTCCTTTTATAACGAGGTGACTGGGTACATGGCCGTGGGCAAGAATGCTACAGATGACGGCCCTGATGCTCTTACTGCTATATACGAACATGAAGAGGTGCGGGCGGAAAAGAACTATAAGCGTAAGAATTGATTTTTATCAAGTATTCCCTTCCTTATCAATAAGATCTTCAGGGGCAAGGGAGATGGACGACATTGAAGCATTATTAGCTTTCTTTTCGGCTCTTTTATGTATTCGAGAAGAGATATAATCACTTATGATCCGGGTAGCTGTTACCATCAACTGGAATATTATTACCATCCCGGTTGCTTGGTGTGATGATACAGTTTTATATATAGGTTTATGGTTAGCGTAAAACGTGACTGCTGATTTCAAAAAATATGAGAAATTGTATATGTAGGGAGAATACAATACTGCTATCGCCCAGAAGGACCCAGAGAAAATCCATACAAACCATACATCAGGCCTTGATTTCTTTTCCTTAGTGAATTTGCCTGACGTGAGGATAATGTTCCATACAGAAATCGGAAAGCCTACGGAAGCTGATATCAATAGCAAATTTATTATACCAGTCTTATCATAAAGAGCCCGGTTATACTGAAAAATAAACCAAAATGGAGCTACAATAGCGGAGAATATAAAGATTGTAAAAGCAATGGCTCTGTTGCCAGGTATTTTATTAATGTCTATTGTGAACATGGCTTAAGGGTTTAGTCGATAAACATAGTAAAACTCCTGCAGAAAATTAATTTTGCTAAAAAATGTAGCAAAGCATAGATTTGTACTCACAACGCTCTTTATTTCTTATCCGCCAGGGACGGCGAAAAATTCAAAAACAATTAAAATCATTGTATGAATCCTCTTTTCGTCTGTCCTCCGGGTGCTTCTCTTGAAGCTGTTCCTTCGCAGGAATGTCCTGTTCGCTTTGATCAAATATGCAAGTTTGCATTTCAGCGGATGCAAACCACTGCATCGTTCACAACTACCACTTTGCTGGCGCAAGCCACTTGGACGCCGCTGCTGGCAGCGTCGAATGATACCAAAATCATCATATCCCCGTATGTTTCAAACTTTGTAATCCCTCGCGGTGAGGTCTTAAAAGAAGGTGGTAACGACAATACGACCTTAAACGGAATCCCCCGTCTTAATGGCCTAAGTGCCGTCTCCTGTACCGGGGAATTACAGGACATAGAATCGGCAGTGGCAGAGGCATTACGCGCCCTTGCTTCTGAATCGGCAATAATGGCTGGGTTGACAAATCTTTGGATGTATATGTTTAACCGTTTTGGTCAGATCATAACCGACATCGACAGCACAAACTGCCCTGGTATTCCGGTTTATAACGTTTGCGCGGGCGATACAGGAACGGAAGGCCTAAACAAAAGCAACATCAACAATCTGACCTTTGATCTTGCGCCTGGCTGGTCACGTAAGGTTAAAATGTTTACTCCGTCATTCAACCCGCTTACACTGTAATGACTACCAAAGTATATCTGGATTGCAAAAGCCTGGGCATAACGGGTAAGGTATTTAATAT